GTAAGATCTTCTTCTAGATTATGATCTAGATTTACGTCTTCCAGTAGAATAGGATCTTCTTCTACGATCATCCCTGGTTGGGCACATAGTGCCATGTAGGGTAATTTCTTCTTTTTAGTTGCGTTTTTTGCGTTGATTTTTAAACATTATAGTTCAAAAGTTTTATTATTTTCTTAGATATGGGATATACTTTCAACGCATTGTGGACTTCCAAGTAATAAATTTTTACGGATACCTTCCATTTATTCTAGGAGGGAGTAATCAACATCTGGAGGTTCAGAATAGTCTCTCTCCAACTTAAAACTATATTTTAAAGAAGTAGAATATGTCATTTTTGGTAGGATTTTTTCCCTGTAGAAATTAGTCCATTCAAACTCCATGGGAACTGTATCCAACCATACTTTCTAATTACGTGAAGTATATTTCTAAAAAGATTGGGCAATATCAGGAACGTCATATTAAAGATTGGAATTTAATCCATTAAGACGAGCATAGTCATCTGTTGGTTTGTGGTTCTTTAAGTGTGGTAAGTGTTTCCTACGATGTGCGATCATATCTGAAACATAGGGATGATGTGCGTGTCCGGCTGCTAAATTTTCTGTAGACCCATAATTATACTCCGGAGGTGGTAGATCATCTGTGAGATTATGAGTGACCAGTGAGGATTATGCTATTCTTGGAATCTTCCTAGAGATTATAGTTTGGCCATAACTATAAAATATATCTTTAGAACAAAAATCCATATAGCATATAGAAAAAGTGAAAGTATCTCCCCCATTGGCTGGTTTAATTTTCCAGGCTAAGCCGTGGGGTAATGGATCGGCTTCTGTACAAGCTAGTTAGGATAAAACTTTTTGAAACGGTGAATAACCTTCTTCATTCTTTCGGATAAATTTTTCACTCATAATAAAGATAGCATCGTCACCAGCATTAACAGTCATAAATTTATTATCATTGTACGGAATACCGAGCAAGTTTTTTATATACATTCCTTTCCATATCTCTCTGATAGTATTGCCTGCAGTAGTTTGTGTAGGTATACCAGATAGAACTCCACCTTTAGTTTTCGCGGTCATTAATTTCTTTCTTGTATTTTCGTAATAAGTAATTATTTTGAAAGTCGTTTTACAGACTATATGGGTTAGATTATCTTTAACAGCTTAGTCTCATCCAAGTTTTTCAGAGGTAATTTAGATCATAAATGTGGTGAGAGGAACATCTGTGACTTCCATAATATCAGAGTATTGAGAAGCATCATGTTCTTTATTGTCTATACAGAAAAGATATGCTAAATCTTCATTCTCACAAGCGGATTACACTTTAGTTATATTTTCAGTTAATTTATCAGCTGTTTCACCTAGATTTAGAGCAGAGATAAATTCAGCTGGATATATTCTTTTAAGCAACCTAATATAATAATGATTAACTACAGCTAAATATAAAATTAGAGATTCAGGGGGTGATAAAACAATTCTACCTCTAACACAGCCTTCTCCTACAAATTATTATTCCCATTTCTTCAATTCCATTACCAACCGTCCTTCAATATAGTTGGATTCATAATATCTCTCATAAATTCTCATGTATCTTTTCTTTTAACTGGATTTCTTTAACTATTTAATATAATCTAAAATACAAAGAGGTTGAATTAAATGGACTTCTGCTTTAAACTTCTTTATCAATATAGCAGTTTGATATTAAAGATATCTTGTATAGGATGACATTTTTCTTTATTAAAATTTATTTTTGTTTCCCCAATGCCTTGAAAGTATAGTCTTCATCTTATTTTCATTAGTAGGTTTTATGAATTTAAGATCTACTCCTGGTATAGTTTTAGCGTTAACTTCATCTTAGACTGGGTATGAAGGAGTATAAATAGGTTAGAACTTCCCGTTCATTTCATCTGCCTTGACTTTACCTTGATCAATTTTTTAAATTTCTACTATACATTCATCTTTGGTTAGATTTTAGCCATCTTGAGAGAAGAACTTTATTTCTGTAGCCATTTCAGTTTCATAATTTGTACCTAGTATCAGTTTGTTTTTATTATTATCGTAGTCTTAAAGTATACCTTAAGCTCCAGGTAAAAGGTGATTATCTTATACTAATTTCTTATAATTCTCTTTATTTGTTTTCTTTAATATTTTATTGTGGAGACTTATACCTTTCATTACGAATTTTTTATTTGAGATCTTATTATTCAGTTAAAATTTTTTATAATCTTATTCAATTTGATCTAAAGAAGTAGGTGCCCCCAATAACAAATTATTAGGTATGTTTTTGCCTATATGTACCTTCATATATCCTTGGTTAGAAAACGATTTACCTTTAGTGTCTGCAGTTGATCGAGTTAGATTAATAAATTTACAAAATATACTTTAGACCCACTCATTTGCAAATATTTTATAAGTAAGGAAGTTTCTGCCTAGAGTGTCATGATAATCAGCGAATCTAATATTCCTTTCTCGAACCAAACCTTATATGGTTCTAGAGTTAGTTGTCTAATTGAGTAAACCATCAAACAATTCAGTTAGAGCTTTAAGATAAAATCTGTCTTCATAAGATTCTTCTAAGAATTTACCAAG